TAGGCGATCGCCAACTCCTCACTAATTCCAGATCCGCCCGTATTAGTAACCCAAGTCATTACACCCGTGCCATCGGTTTGTAAAATCTGTCCCGAAGTTCCGTAATTTGGCGGCAAAGTAAAAGTTAAATTTGCGCCCTGACCCGTTGCTGGTAATTGCAAAATAGTTCGCCAGTCAGATCCGCTTTGACTAGCTCCAGCATTAAGCATGAAGCTAGTATTAGTGATTCCCTTTAGATCAGGTATTAAGCTCATTTAATTATGACGGTACAGAGTAATACACCAAGATTCTAGCAGCTCCAGCACTAGCGCCACCTGCTGCGTAAGTAGCGATCAAAGCTTCACTAGCCGCCGCCTCTCCAGGATTCGTTTCATAAACATCTTTAGCGATGCCTTGCAAGACGTTTTGAGACGAGCCCATATATTTAGAGGTAGTGCCAGCAATCCCCACAGTTACGTTAGCAGTGCCATTAAAAGGCGTATCAATAACGACTTGGATTTTATGGATTACAGCATTAGCTGGAGTCGTAAACAGTGTTAATGGTGAAGACGTACCAAAAGCTAGCGAAGTAGTATCAACCGCCATTTTGTCGGCAGATCCGCCCACCCCAGCCCATGTTAAATTGCCACTGCCGTCCGTCTGCAAATACTCAGACGGCGATCCGTCTGTAGTAGGTAATGTCAGTGTGTAGCCGGCCGCCATACCAGTTGCAGGACGATTGATTGTAATAGACCAATCCGCGCCTGTATTAGCAGCGTCAGCGTTGATAATCAGACCAGTGTTGCCAGTTGTTTCAAATTGGCTCGCTTGAACCTTTACGTCGGCATTATCAGCAGCATTACGAGCCGCAATCCCACCCGTAATATTTTTCCAAGCATTTACACCGACGCGAAAAATGCTTTCTGTCGTACCTTTTAGATCTTTAAACAGCCCCATTTCTTTCTCCTATTCGTAATAAACAATAACAACGCCTGATCCTTGAGTAGCGCCCATACCAGTATTAAGAGTTAGCAAAATATCGGTATTTGACGCATATTTATAAAACGGGGTCGTTGCGTAAACATCCGTAGAAAGCGGATTATTTTGTCCTGTAGTCATTAATCTCTGAGTGTTGCCACTATCACCTACAGAAATAGTAGAAACGACATTAAAGGCAACATCAAAAACAATTTCAACCTGAGTAATCCGTTGCCCTGCCGTCAATGCATAGATCGTCTGTGTAGTCACATCGCCATAACTAAAATTTATGGATTTTTGCTTAGCTGATACGCCAGTGTTATTAATCTGGATTGGTGCAGATTTAATAATTCGTGTTGGCGAGTTAAGGACTTTAACTATTTGCGTCATGGCATTGGTACAGGATTAACGACGTAAGGGGAGATCTCTATAAAATATTCTGGCGATCCTCCAGCTATTAACTGCAAAAAACAATGTCCAGTCCATCGACCCGCGGGGGACATGGCACCTGTCTGAATTGCGCTAAATTCAAATTCCGCTAATCCGTTAGAGTACTTTGTAACAGTAGGGGCAATACTAATAGATGATTTTGCGTTTGGCGCGATCGCGAAAAAGATGTCGTACAGCAATAAATCGGCACCAACAAAAGTCGCCTGAGTACCCACACCAAAAGATAACGATGCTTTCCAAGGGAAACCAATAACTATCGGATTGTCCGCAAAATTTTCGATTGGTATTTCAAGAGCGCAACTCATTTTTATTAAAATAGGCGACCTTGCGATCGCCTATTCCGTTTAGTTATTCAGTATCTACAGGTGTAGATTTTTTAGCTTTTGACTTTGGTGCGATCGCTTCTGGCTCTTCATCAACAATCGGATTTAGATCGGGGGGCGCTGTTAGCCATCCGTCTACAATCCAGCCCTCAACATCATGGTGGTGGATTCGTCTTAATTCCCCTGTTTTGGGGTGATAAAGATTGATCTTCATAAAATTAGTGACCAGATGGGACGAGGTAAGCGCCAAAAACGAGGTTTCCTGCTGTGCTGAGTTTAGTTGCGACAATTCTTAAAAACCTTGCATTAGCAAAAGTTTTATTGATTTGTTCACCACTCAAAAAGACCTCTTGACCATTGAGAGCCGCGCCAGCCGCTACGGTGGGGGCAATAGAGGCGACTTGCCTATAAGTACCGCCAACAGTGTCGCAAACTTCAAGAGATAGAGTCCAATGAACAGTACCAGCCGCATAGCTAGAGTAAGCAGCCTGATTAATGATCACCTTTACCGATTCTTCGGCATTAAAAGGATATTCAATGGGAGTGCCATTAGTAGTTGCACTGATAGCCGCCGCTGTGTAATCGCGTAGGGTTGGTTGCGAAATTGTTCAACCAATCCATACGAATCAGTCTTTTAGTTTCTGTCTGCATCTCTCCCATATCGCGCACGTCAATACCGCCTGTTTGAATACCTGTAAGGTCTTCAGGAGAAAATGCAACGATGTAGATTGAAGAGGTTACAGCCCCGCCGCCGCCGCTTCCAACTTCGGTAAAACCAAGAATTTGATCGCCCTCTGCGTCTTCTTCAATAGGAAACCAAGGGACCCCCATAAATGTAGGGGCTTCAACGCCGATGTCATTCTTGGTTTGGACAACGTAACCCGAAATTGTGGGATTACTGATTGCATCTTGGTAGCGCAAATACAAGTCAAGATTGGAGTAGATACGCAATTGGGCACGAGGGTTGACAGCGCGAACTCTAGAACGAGCGCGGCGTAAAGCGCTAAGTGATAATGCATCACCGCCTGATGCGCTACCAGCTTGAACTAGTTGAGTACCACCAGCACGAGTCTTCAACCCAGAAAATTCTTTAGGGTTAATGGCGTGATCACCATTAAAGAAATCGCCATGCCATTTAAGTTGTAATGACTTGAGAGCCATCGAGATTTGAGTGGTCAAGACGTTTTCGCCATACAGCTTTAAGCCAGCCGTATCGATCTTGATTTCGCCACCAGCAATCACGACTTTCTCGATCCGTCGTTCAACTTCACCAATATCGGCTGTAAAACCTTCGTTGATTGCACGGTTAGCCATTAAGGGGAGTCGCTTCTCTTGCAGCCACTCAACGACACCGCCTGCTCTTTCTTCAAACGCAATAACGTCAAGGATCGGAATTAGGGCATCACGCCCCATTAACTCAGATTAAGCTGATAATATCATATTAATAATTAATGTTGCAAAAATGACAACAGAAACTTTAATCACGTTACAGCCAAATCAATTGCCAGAAGCGATCGCTAAAGGCTATCGTGGCGGTAACATACTTGGCGACGATAACAACCCAACATTAAAGAGCATTGCTTATCAAAGACAGCAAGCTAATGTCAGACGTTGCATAGATTTCTACGAGGGCCAAAGCGCTTGGATTTATGGCGAAAACCTCGATCAGATTATTGATAATTTGGCTGAGGAATATTTACCACTCATGCCAAGCGAAACACCGAAAGAGTGGTATTTCAGATTAAGGCGATCGCTATTTGTTAATTTCTTTAAACCAGCCGTCAAAATTGTATCTAGTCTGCTAAGTAAATGGGTGCTTAGTGGCAATGTACCTGAGTCGGTTGTCAATGCATCTAAGAATTTTGATAAGCGCGGAACATCAATTAGAGCATTCTTTCTCGAAGCCGATCGCATGGCTGTTAGAGATGGCTTTGTAGGGGTGCTTACCCTTTATCCTAATTTTGGCGAAATCCCTAATCGTGCAGTTGAACAACAATTAGATTTGCGTCCCTATTCAGTGCTAATTCCTAGATTAGATATTGATATCAAGGATTACGAATACACCAATGACGGCTCTGTACTGCTTAAGCACGTCACGATTGATCGGAGTGAGGTAATTAGCGAAACCCGTTACCAGCAATCAATGAAAAATTATTGCTGGGAATACGAGCTAATCAAAGTGCAAGAAGAAGATCGTATTTACTATGCTGTGATGAGATCGGTAACTTGCATTGAAACTAACGACAAAGGCGAAAAGGAATACATAGAGGTAGAAGCGCCTAAACCATTGTTAGATACAAATGGTAAGCCACTAAGTCAAATCCCTTTTGTCCTGTACTCAGTAACCAGCGCTAACCCATGGGATACGATACCCCCGTTACTTGATTTGCAGCAAAAGAATCATACCTACTACCAAGTATTTAGCGATTGGCTTGCAACAGTTCGCAAGATGCAGCCAACGGCAGTTCGTGAGCATATCGATTTTATTCCAGAAAAACGCGATCCTTTGTCTACAGGCGGCGCTGCTGTCATTGAGACAGTGTTAACCCAGATCGGGGCTGCTAAGGTTTACTACTTGCAAGCTGATGCTAATAGTGTCGCGCCTATGATTCAAGCGCTAGATAGATTAGAGGCATTGATTAAGCAGACTGTTTTCAATTTCTTAGGTGAGTCTTTTGTCCAACAATCTGCTACTGAGGTAAGTATCAAAGCAGGGCAAAACGAAGCAGGATTACAAGAGTATGAGGTTAACAAAGAGTCAGGCTCTCAGCAAATCTTTTGTCATTGGGCAATGTGGGAAGGATTAGACGTAACAGATGATCACGGTACAATTGACGTAGATTTGAGCTTTATTCTTGCCCCTGCGGATGTGAATCTAATTCGCACTATCTTCGAGGTAATTAATAAAGGATTAACAGAAGAAGCTGCTACTGAGATTTTGCATAGGGTTAACTTCTTACCAAAAGATCAGAAGATTGTGGCGATCGCTCAGCCTGTTGAGGTGGTTGCTGCTAATCAAAGCCAATCGGTAGAGACTGATGACGACGACGAGGAAGAAGAGGACAATAGCGAGGATGATGAAGAAGAAGATGAAACGGAGCCTGAATCATGAGTACATGGACAAACAACGATCGCGATCGCATCGTGAAATACCTCAATCTCACACGCGACTATTACACTCTAATTGAAAGCACTCTCACAACCTACGAAGACACCTACGGGGTAAGTGCTATAACTGAGGTACAATCTAAGCTTGATGGACTTGACACATACAAGACTACTATCGATACTCAAATGACCGACGGCAGTCTTGGGGTAACCAGTCAATCTGTCCCATCGTTCTACAGTATTACAAAACAAAGTGGCTCCGATCTTAGAGCTACAATGGCTTTATACAATGGCGATCGGCAATGGCTTATCGACAATTTGCAACTACAGAATTATGCGAGTCTATCAGGAAAACATACTAGAGCTTAAATATGCGATTTAAATTTAGAAACTATTTCTACCAGAATGAAGAAAGCGGCGCAGACTCTACCGATGGTGTTAGCAGTGGCGCTACGGATGAGGTAAAAGCACCCGCAAAACCAGAAGAAGATGACACAGTAAAGCGCACTCTTAGAAAGTTGCGTGATGAAGCGGATGCCGCCAACAAACGAGCTAAGCAATTAGAGGAGCAACTCAAAGAGAAAGAAAGGCTTGATGAAGAAGAACGCGCAAAACGGACGGGCGATTTTGAGACGTTAAAAGAGCGTTTACTGACCGAAACAGCAGCTAAGGAATCAGCAGCTAAAAAGCGCGAAGAAGAAGCGCTGCAAAGGCTTGAAGAGAAAGACGCAAAGGTTAAACAGCAGTTCATTAAAAAGGAAATCAAAGCCGCTTTTGCTCAAGTATTTAAATCTGAATTTCTCGATGATTTAACCAACAATCCTGCATACGCTAAACAGCTAGAAGCAATCGAGAATGAAGATGGTGAGTATGAAGTGATTGTCGTTGAGTCTGTCAAAGATCGCACTCAGCGCTTTAAGGTTGTGGATAAAAAGACTGTACCATTCACTATTGAAGATTGGGCTAACGAGATTGCAGCTAAGAAGCCATCAGCAGCTAAGCCACTTAATCGCGCTAGTGGCGATAATATCCCAAATGGCAGTGGCAAGCGTCAAACGAGTGACTTTAACCGCACAGCCGATCCGATGGACCTAGTGAAGAGAGGGTTAGGACTTAGCTAATTAATGGAAATCTACCAAATTAGTGGATGCTCGGACGCTTTAAAGACTTGGGTGCAAAATCTTTTTACTGAAAATGACATTGATTATCACTTAAATAAAATGTCTGACGGATGGTGTTTCGACATTGAGCAAACAAAAAAGTGTATCTGGAAAACAACCTTTCTTGAACGACTTGCTGTTTCTAATTTAGGTGATTCAGATAAACAATTCTTGTTAGGTGTTTTTTAGCTAATTAGCTAACTCAACCAACAAAAAAGCGCTGTAGTGATATGGCGCTTTTTTGTTGGTTACATGGCCCTGCTACTACCAAAGCTTGATCCAGTTCGTATAGGCAAAAGCCTGTAAGCTGCATATCCCGCCGCTTCTGGTAAATGGTCTAAATCGTTTTTCTTTTCTGGTTTGCCATCATCTCCTAATGGCTGCTGTTCTAAGCATCTCGTTAAGTTTGGGCATTGCTTTACATTTACAAATAGATGAGTTTCTCCTAATCCATTCATAAAGCCAGTATTCATAGCATTAACACGATCTTTAACGGCTGGATTTGTCGTACCTCTAATTATTTGGAATCCAGCCTGACTAAATAAGCTTAAATCTGTTTGCGATGCTGATGTATGACGCTGATTACCCGATACATCAGGATATAAAAATTTACTGTGTTTTGGATATTTTTCATTAATTAATTCGATTGTATGTGAGCTATCTTGCATACCAAAAAATTCATCAACAGCATGATATTTTTTGCCGCGTTCAACATAGATTACACTAGCCATTTTACCTACGTTGAAATCTTGACCTATATGCAGTCTTTCATTGGGCTGTACAGTCTCATTGGAACCATTTCTATGGCGATCAAATGCGTGGTAAGCAGTCCTAGTCGATAGATTGACGAATTGACCATGCACATAAGCGTCAATTAAGTTAGGCGGATAATTCTCGTATAGCGATCGGATATAGTCATCAGTTGTAAATGGGTTCTCTAGAG